ATCAACAAAACTTGAATCATCTAAACCATCACTCATAAATCCAAATGGTGACATATCCTGTTCAATTTGATTTTTTTGTTCCTCATATAATCTTTTTCTGACATCTTGATCTGTCAGTTCTTTAAAATAGTCTTGTGCAACTAACCATGCATATATTACCAGGCACATTGCAAGGTCATCATTACATCCCTCTTCTGCCTCAAATGAATTATGTTTTGATATGAATGTAGTTAGTTCTGAGATAATCTCATAATCATTGAAAATAACTTTGTCACTCTCAATCATTGTTTTGAGGTTAAGTGATCCAACTTTTTTGACAGTCTTACTCATCTTAACGCCAAGTTGAGTTTTCTTTCCGGAAAATCCTTGTCCAACAATTTGTCCTGCTCTACCTCTCATGGAGCACATCAATAAGTTTTGGTATTCTAAATCATATTGAATGATACTTGCAACCTGATCTCCAATATCGTTCACTTCGCATAATATAAATGCATTGTTATAATTTTTAGATACATCATAAATGATGTTTGGAAAAAGCATTGGTTTTATATCATTATTTCTATACTTTGCAACTATCTTATGTGGGAACTGGGTGATGTCAACCACAATAAAAGCAGAGTAATCTTCACCAACACCTCTAGCTACGTCAACAGTGCAAACGTAGTCATGATTCTCTATTGGTAACTCATATACATCTAATCCTGCACTCTGCTTTATTGGTGCGTCATATACTAAAGTTCTTAATTTACTTGGTGCAATCAGCGTATCAACTGATCCCAAGAATTCACATTCAAACTCAACTTTAAATTGTTGCTCAGATGTGTTAGCAATAGTTTGTTCTTTCCAGACATCATCTCTACCTGGAACTTCTGACCAATGAACATCTGTAGGAATATATTCGTTTTTACTTCTCTCCGCATCGTGCCACATGCGGTAGAAGTGATTCATTCCGTGTGGCGTCGAGACAATAATAACCTTCGTATTTTTACCACTAGTAATAGTAGGATAAACAGAGGCAAAAAACGAATCAGCAACGTGATTTGGAACAAATGCAAACTCATCCAAAAAGAGTATATTGAATGACATACCTCGGACAGCACTTGCGGAAGTTGAAGCAGCAAGAATTTTGGATCCATTTTCTAACTCCAGTGAACCTCTATTCCATACTAACACACCTTGCTGCATCCACTTAGGTAAGTTCTCATATGCAGTTTGTAATCTATTTAAGAGTTCCCTTGCCGTGGCTGCTTTGTTCGCCAGAATACCAATATTAACACTGTCATTGAAAACAGCATAATGTAGCAGGTAAGATACCACAGTGGTGGACTTACCAGTCTGTCGTGGCATCTTACAGATATTAAATCTATTATTATGGAAATTATTAATTAGTTTCTCTTGAAAATCATAAGGATGAAATTGTGTTAATCCTTCATCAAGGGAAACAATCTTGATATAGTTATTGGCAAAGTAAACAGGATCTTCCTTACATCGCATGAATTCTAGGATTTGATCCTGTGTGAATTCTATCGGTGTATTTGCTTTTTTTAAATTTGGATTACCAAGATATACATTATCAGACATAATTTACTCAGCAATTCCACTTTCTAAGAGATTTATTGATTCTGCTATCTGGGTCGTTTGCAGTTTTAGAAGAAGTCAATTTCTTTTTCATTCCTTTCATTCTAGCGCAGAACGATGCGCGGCGGGGATTTCCAACCTTCTTGCTTGGTGCCTTAAGGTCAGATCCTGGATTTTCTCTTTCGTAAGACTTTCTTCCTTTTTCGTTGAGACCACCTTCTTTGTTTTTCCCTGCTTTCCTTGTCCAAGCTGCTGCTTCTGCATGGAGGACTGGTTGCCCTGGTTCATAGTCCGAAACTGTGTAAGTTAATAGTTTCGCGCCAGGATACACCTTATCAATTTGATCTTGAATATCAGATCTATTTGGTAAAGATACTTGAGGGAAGAACATCTTCAACATGACAGATTGACTTCTAAATCTGAAGATGACGTTGACAATATTACCAGTCTTTGCTGGCATTCTTACGGCTTCCTCAACAGGTCCAGGACATTCTTTCATGCCATGAACCGGACACTCTTCACCTTTGTGGTTGTGCATGCAACCTTTCTTTTCATCCAAAGGAGTTTTTGATATGAGTTTGAGTTCGTCTTCTTCTTTTTTGACACAGTTTGGATATCTCTTTCCAAACATAGTCTTCATACCTTTCTTTTCATAACCTTTCCAACATTTTTCATCAAGCATCTCACTACCAATACCTTTTGTAGCGGTTAATGGTTCTGGTGTGATTAGATCGACTGTTTCGTAGTCTGTTGGAGTATAACTATCTCTCCAGTTGGAGAATTCTTCCTTCTTTGTTTTGTTGCCCCAATTAGCGGCACCTTTTTTACGACATTTGACAAGTGCTCCTGACGCATATGCACTTGGCCAAACTTTGTAGCGTGACTTGACTTTATGATAGCAAGCGTCTTTTTCTCCCGCTGCCTCATCAATTTCAATTTCGTCACCTACTTCAACATTATTTTCTGCGAACCATCCACGATTTACTTCTAAAGCACACAGAACTTCTCCTTCAGAAGTTACTGGAGTTTCGTCATATGGTTCTAATTGTTTGATGCTTTCTACTATTCCATCCTCTGTGATGAAAGCGATGTCAAGAGGAATTTTTGTTTCTTTCATATAGAAGGACTGCTGTTCAACTTCTTCAAAGATGAATAACATTCCACTGTTAATATCCAAACTTTCACGGAACATAAGTCCCAAGTTAAAATCTCTAATATTGTTAGGGATTTCGATATGAAGTGGCAAGGTTGTAAATTCTTCAGTCTTCACGTTGATTGCCTTCCCGGAACGATTTGGATTTGGATCTTTACGATTCTTACGACGGAACGCTGCATCCTCTTCTTTTTTATTGAGGTTGCGTTTCATCTTACTGGAACCACATTTTGGTTTTGTGGTTTGTCCAGGTTGTTTTGCACAGGGTTTTCCTGCATACTTTCCACCCAACTGAACCCAGCCAGGCTTGCCATCACTAGACTTACTCTTGCCAAACCAGTCACGCAAAGAAGAATCACCACTTTTGTTCCCCTCCGAGACCGCACTGCCGTTCCCGTTTCCGTTTCCGTTTCCGTTCCCATTACCATTTTTCTTATTGTCATCAACGGAATGACCGTTTTCTTTACGAAGCATTCCCTTAGGGTCTACCATGAAACCCCTAGGAATTGGTTTGCATACTTTATCAGTATAGCAGTAATATTGTCCTGCTTTACATCTGCCGTTCTTAGCCATTCAACTAAAAGAGTGCCTACTCCTTGTTATTTATCACTCCAACCCTCTTAAACTTCTAATGCGGTAAAAACTACTTTAAAAGTTGTCTCTGATGAGAATGCTGGATGTCCTATCAATCTAAGTGCTCCGCTACTAATATCAGATGAGAATGTAGCAACTCCAATTGGTTGATTGATTATGCCATACTCAGCCTGGTATGTATCAGTTCCATCATGAATAATATTAATAGTTGACATATTAAAATTACTTCCTCTTGTAACTTGAATCTGATAATTTACAGATCTGTAAGTCGATGCACTTATGGACATTATGACTGCAGCGTCTGTGCTTGTTGTAGTTAAAATACCCGACTGTATGTCACCAGCAATTAATTCAAGATTAGTGGCTGAAACAGGAGCAAATGTAAACTCTGAAGAAGATGCATCGTATCTTAAGAATCTACCATCACCAAGATTTGCAGTGTCAACATCAGTAAGGTCAATTAGTTGTGTTGCACCTCCACCACCACCAATTGCTGTGCTAGCAATACCAACCCACTTTGCCCCATTGTAAATGAGCAGCTCATTAGTTCCAGTAGTTTGATCAAAGGTAACATCATCCAGATCCTTAATGAATCCAGCACCGCCACCACCAATGGTAGCAATTTGTTGCTGAATTCGGTTTATGAATAGTTTATAGTGATTTTGTAATTGATCAATAGTTACAAAATTTTGATCCAGAGGAGTTAACGGATCAGCAGAATTTTTTGTTGATGCATCTCCTGGAAGGGTCGGATTATCTTCTTTTAATATTGCTTTTTCATTAAACTCTGAAAGAATTTTTTCAATATATACTACCTTCTCAGATAAAGATCTATTTTTTTCTTCGATTGATTCGATCTGAAGTCTCTTTATGACATCTTTTACTTCTTCTTTGATACTATCAATACTTTCATTTTGTTTTTTAATATGCTTCTCATTAACAACTAGATTAAGTTCCAAGTCCTTAATTTGATTGGACATATTTTCTTCAAATTCACCTACTTCATTTTTGAGAATGTCATAATATTTTGTCGTACTAATGTCCAGAACATTTTGTAGTTCTCTTACATCTTCTGCGATAGTTTCTTCAAAGAAAGAAAATTTCTTAGAAAACTTGTCAAGCTCTCCAGAGTATTCCTCTAATTTTTTGTTTTCATGAATCTCCCTATTTTTAAAATCTTTGTAGAGAGAAGTATATACATTAGATATTTCTCCTATTTTTTGTTTAGAATCATCAATGGTAGATTGTAATTCCTGAACCTTCGATTCAACTAATGAATCAATATCAGAGGTTTTTTCTGTAACGTCATTAGACAGAAGTTCAATTTTTTCTTTGATAATCTCAACTTCTTCTAATACATTTTTTTCTAATTGTTTTACTTCTTTTTCAGATTTAAGTTTAGTTTCTACTAATAGATTGCTATACTTTGGAATTTCATTTTCGGTGAATTCTTTCACCATTAGGTTTAATTTATCAATTGCATCATCATAAGCGGAAACTCTCTGCTCAGTTTTTAATTCTGTTTCTGCAAAAAGTTTTTGGTACTTTGGAAACTCTTCATTAACAAGATTGCTTACAGTCTCATTAACATCTTTTGTTGTCTGCTTTAAGTCTCTCTTTAAATTTGATACGATATTTTCATTAACTATCTCAACATCTGCTAAGACAGTGTTTACTTCTTTATTAACATCTTCTCTAATACCATCAAGGTCTTCTTCTACTAAACCCTTAAAACTTGCAAATCTAGTATCAAATCTAATCTCAGATTCTGATACTAATTTTTTGTAATTTGGAATATCAACATCTACAAAATTTTCTACTGTTTTAGAAAGGTTTGTAAAATCCTCTTTTATTTTATCAATGGTATCTCCATTGATACTCTTTATTCTCCCTTCAATTTTTTTAATGGACTCCTCAACAAAGAGAAGATGAGCAACCATTGCTTCATTTAGATCTTCTTTACTAATCAGTCCTTGAATATCTTTTTTTACTTCTGTAATTTCTTTAGAAATACTTTCAACTTTGTCAACATTTTCTTTAAAGTTTTCAACAGTAACAGTAAAATCTGATATTGATTGAATATGATTTAGGTTTGTTTTGAAAGCACTAAAAGCTTCGGATACCGTTTCAATTTTTTCCGCAGAAACAGTATCTTTGATTTTATCAAAATCGTTTTTATTCTTACCAAAAAAATCTGAAGGCTTCTTTAATGCCACGTTTAATATAACTCCGTCTCTATTATTTATTCTCCTCTTTTACGCCCTGTTTTAGCATCTTAGCAAGTTCTGCCGTAGAACCAACAAATAATGCATTATTGACGGTAGAGGGTCCTCTGGATTGTTTTTCTTCTTCAACATCTTTTAATTTCTTTTGAAGATCCATCAACTTATCAGTGGCATCAGCAACATTCTTAATTAATTGACCTGCAACTTCATATGCTCTAGGCATTTCACTTTCTTGTGCAAGTTCTAAAATTCCATTGATTGCTTCTTGTCCCTTTTCAATTATGCTATAAAGATTACCTCGTGTGTAGTCATAATCTTTTTTGATGTCATCTGAGGTTTCTTTTACTTTTTGAATTTTAGCATTAATAACTTCAGGTTGCACAATGTCCCCTTTGACATTGAATTCATCATTTAAACTATCAAACTTATTTGTCATG